GGAAACCTACGATCACCTGACAGGCGATAGCCCAAGTGTTGAGTATGACGAGCGGTATACGTTGCTGGAGGTGCATGTTGATCTGGACCTGGCTGGGTTCGAGGACACGCAGGACGGCGAAGAGACGGGTTTGCGGTTGCCTTACGTTGTCACCATTGACAAGTCATCCAGTGAAGTGCTGTCGGTGTACAGGAACTGGCGGGAAGAAGATCCTGACCGTCAGAAGCTTATGCACTTTGTGCACTATAAGTATTTGCCTGGATTAGGTTTTTACGGGTTCGGCCTTATACATTTAATAGGGGGGCTGGCTAAGAGCGCCACGTCTATCCTGCGTCAGCTGGTGGATGCTGGAACCTTGTCCAATCTTCCAGCAGGACTGAAATCACGGGGGCTGCGGATCAAGGGTGATGATGCACCGTTGATGCCTGGAGAGTTCCGTGATGTGGACGTGCCGAGCGGGGCGATTAAGGACAACATTACGTTCCTGCCGTATAAAGAACCATCGACAGTGCTGTATCAACTATTAGGGACCATAGTTGACGAGGGAAGAAAGTTTGCTTCAGTGGCCGATGTGCAGGCCGCAGACATGAATAACCAGGCTCCAGTGGGCACAACGCTCGCTATCATGGAGCGGGGGATGAAGGTGATGTCGGCGGTGCAGGCCAGGCTACATGCGGCGATGCGCCATGAATTTAAGATCTTGGCTAATTTGGTGCGAGACTTCTTGCCTGCCGAGTATGCGTATGAGCTTGAAGAGAATGCGGTCAGGCCCGAAGACTTTGACGAGCGTGTGGATATTATTCCTGTTTCCGATCCTAACGCGACGACGATGTCGCAGCGGATTATGCAATATCAGGCAGCATTGCAGCTGGCTGCACAGGCTCCGCAGATGTATGACCTGCCAGAGCTGCACCGGCAGATGCTTGAAACGATGGGGTTGCAGGATGTAGACAAGATTGTTCCGTCGGACAAGGATATGAAGCCTGAAGATCCTGTGCGCGAGAACATGGATATCATTAATGGCGAACCTGTGCAGGCGTTCTCGTATCAGGATCACAAGGCCCACATCACCGTTCACATGACGGCGATACAAGATCCGAAGATTCAAAAGCTTCTGAGCCAATCGCCGATGGCCAAGGCAATACAGGCCGCAGCCGAAGCGCACATCAGAGAGCACCTTGCGTTTGAATACCGCAACGAGATTGAGAAACAGATGGGTGTTCCGTTGCCCAACCCAGACGATCCGTTGCCACGCGATGTTGAGCATGAGCTGTCAGCGTTAATGGCGAAGGCTGGAGAGAAGCTGCTCGGTAAGGATCAGATGGAAGCGCAGCAAGAGAAAGAACAACAGCAGGCTAAAGATCCTGTCTTCCAGCAACAGCAGCGTGATCTGGATATCCGTGAGGCTGACGTCGAGCGTAAGGCGGCAGCGGATAAGATGCGGGTTGCTGCCGATCTTCAGAAGACGGCTATGCGTGACGCTACTGAGCGTGAGCGGATTGATTCGCAGGAGCGCAGCATTGGTGCGCAGATCGGTGCCAAGATTGCAACCGAGGTTATGGAGGACGCCCGTGAAGACGTGAAGATTTCAGCTGAAGACGCAAGAGAAGGCACCAAGCTTGGGGTGGATATAGCCAAGCAGCTGATGAAGGTCGAAGACGTCAAGCGGGAGATGTCCCGTAAAAAGGAGGACTGAGTATGGTGAAGGCCGTGACCCAAAGCCGCAGGCGTGCTCGTGCGGCAGGAGGCAAGTTTAAAAAGGACGATCCGTCAACCCCAGATGTTAATGAGGCGTTTGTGCAGGTAGGCGGTGTGAGTGCGGAAACAAAGCCGCGCAAGCCACGCGCCAAGAAAGCTGCGGCACGAACACGCACGGTTAATGAGTTTGGCGACATCGTTAAGATCTGATGGACGGTCAACATATAGTTGAATTGGTGCGCAAAAACTTGCGGACCATGATGGACGAGGGTGCAGACACTGTCTCTCTAGGAGGGGCAAAAGACTGGGGCGAGTATCAAAGGCTCGTCGGCAGGCTTGAAGGTCTGGCCATTGCAGAACGTGAAATCCTTGACGCAGCACAACAGCTGATGAAAGCCGAGGAGTAGCGCAAAGGGAACCGTCACCCCTACTTGTGGCGTGCATTAGGAGGAAAAGATGGGAGAACCCGCAGTCAAAGATGCGGAGACGGAAGCGCCTGCGCAGCTTCCTGAGCCAACAGGCTGGCGTATTTTAATCGGCCTGGTAGAAACCGAAGAGAAGACCACTGGTGGAGTTATAAAGCCAGACGATTACCGTCACGTTGAGCAAGTCTCTTCTGTTGTCGGGGTGGTCCTGAAGATGGGGCCGTTATGTTACAAAGACCCTGACAAGTTTGGAGAAGAGATGAATCCTTGGTGTAAGAAGGGGGATTGCGTTTTAATCCCGCCCTTTGCTGGGATTCGCCTCGTCCATAAGAGTGGACAAGAGTTTAGGCTTATCAACGATGATACTGTTCAGGGGACTGTTGATGATCCTCGTGGATGGAGGAGGGCGGTATGAGTGAAGAACCAGAAGAGCTAGCGCTAGAGGAAGATGAAATTGAGGTGGTTGATGATCGGCCATCTGAAGATCAGGTTCCAGAGCGCGATGTAGAGGCGTCGAGCCCAGACTGGGATATCTCCGAAGAGGAGATTAACGAGTACGGAGGAAAGGTTAAAGAGCGTCTTAGCCGTTTAAAGTATGAGCGCCACGAGGAACGCAGGGCAAAAGAACAGGCCCAGCGGTTAAGTGACGAGGCGACGAGGGCCGCACAAGTGGCTATGAACGACAAGGCGCAGCTTCTTGATTTGATTGACAAGGGCAACCAAGCGTTGTTTGAGGTCTCTCAAGCTAAGAGCGATGCGGAACTGTCCACCGCTGAGAAAGAGTATCGGGAAGCTTACGAGGCTGGCGATACGGATCGTGTCGTAGAGGCACAGCGGCGGCTTAACGAAATTGTTTATGACAAGAAAAGGTTTGAAGAGTTAAGGCCTACGCAACAGGAAGCGCCCCAAACAGCGCTGCCTCAGCAGCAGGCCCCTCCTCAACAACCCCCTATCGATCCAAAAACGGTAGAGTGGTTACAGAGGAACCCTTGGTTTGGCCCACAAGGAAACCCAGAGATGACAGGGTTTGCTTATGGGGTAGACCAAAAGTTGAGGGCCGAAGGCCACACGCCTGGTTCGGAGACTTATTTTTCGGAGGTGGACAAGCGTATTCGCATGGTCTTCCCCGATAATTTCGAGGATGCAGAAGAGAGCCGTTCATCTGCCCCTCGCAAATCCGTTGTAGCACCCGCCAGTCGAGGCGGTAAGGCACCACGGAAAGTGACGTTGACGGCCACCCAGGTTGATCTCGCCAAGAGACTTGGGTTGACGAAGCAGCAATATGCACAGCAGCTGGCTAAAGATATGGAGAAGGCGCAATGACCAAGGCAAAAGATTCTAAGACACCGAGAAGTTCGGAAACTAGAGAAGCAGAGGAAAGGCCGCAAGCGTGGCAACCAGCATCTCTGTTACCCGATCCTGATCCGCAAGATGGATGGACGTTTCGGTGGATACGCACGAGTTTTGTCGGCCAGTCCGATAACAAAAATGTATCCCAAGCTTTTAGAGCTGGATGGGAACCATGCAAGGCAGCGGATCATCCTGAGTTGATGATCTTGTCGGATGTGGACTCTCGGTTCGGCAGTGAAGGAAACATTGAGGTTGGAGGCCTGTTGTTGTGTAAGATCCCTTCCGAAAGGATGGTAGCGCGTGGTGAGTACCAGCGCAAAAAGGCGGAGCAAGCACAGCAAGCTGTTGACAATATGTACATGCGTGAAAACGATTCTCGTAGTCCGCTTCTGGAAACAGAACGGTCAACGAGGAAATTTGGAACTGGGGGATCTTGATCCCCTTTCATCATGGCATAAGGAGAAATTGAATCATGGCTGGTTCAGTACAAGCGCCTTATGGGATGGTTCAAGTTGGTATCCTTGGTGATGCTTATAACACCAGCGGTCAGACGATGTATCCGCTGGGTTCTAACAACACCAATGCGATTTTTGCAGGGCAACCTGTGCACTTCGCTGCTGGGGTGACAACTGCTATTGCAGCTACGCCGACAACTACGTTCTCGGCTACGAACACTCCCATCGGTATCGCTGCGGGATTCCGTTATGTAGACGGAACGACGGGGCAATTAACATTCGCCAATAACCTTGTTGCTAGTGCAATGACGGGTTCTGGTCATTCAGCCGTACAAGTTTACGTCTGGGACAACCCTCGCGCTGTTTTCAAGGTTCAGGCAGATGCTGCAATGGCTTCGACGGATCAGGGGTTAAACTCTGCTCTGACGAACATCACCTCTGTTAATACGCTCGACTTGAGCAAGCAGAGCAAGATGACGGTCGATGCAGACGCTGCTACTACCGCAACCCTAGCTGTTCGTATTATTGGGCTCTTTGAGTCGCCTAATAATAATTGGACTGATACATACCCAGACGTTCTCGTTACGTGGAACCCTGGCGTGCATCAGTACGATATGAGCACGTTGGCATAGGAGGCTAGAGAGATGGCTATTTCAAGAGCACAAATGCTGAAGGAGCTGCTCCCAGGTCTCAATGCTTTGTTTGGTTTAACCTACGCGGAATATGCGGATGAAAGTAAAGAGATCTATGAGACAGAGACCTCTGATCGTTCATTCGAGGAAGAAGTGAAGCTCGCAGGGTTTGGCCAAGCTCCAGTGAAGAGCGAAGGATCAGCGATCACTTACGACTCGGCGAGTGAATCTTTCTCGGTTCGCTACAACATGGAAACTATTGCCATGGGGTTTGCGATTACCGAAGAAGCGATGGAAGACAATCTTTATGATTCTCTTTCTGCTCGCTACACCAAGGCGTTGGCACGGGCTATGGCTTACACCAAACAGGTGAAAGCAGCTTACCCGCTTAACCAAGGTCTTCCGACTACTGACAACTTTGATTCGGGCGATGGTGTTTCTTTGTTTAACACCGCACACCCGACGGTAGCTGGTGGAACCAACCAGAACACCCCGACGACACAGGTGGACTTGAATGAGACGGCGTTGGAAAATGCTGTCATCACGATAGCTGCCTGGGTTGACGAGCGTGGTCTATTAATTGCAGCGAAGCCTCGCAAGCTTATTGTCCCTCCTGGGAATATGTTTGTGGCCACTCGGATCTTAGATTCCGAAGGCAAGACGGGTACGGCTGACAATGACATCAACGCCATTAACCACAACGGAACGATCCCCGAAGGGTATTCGGTGAACCACTTCCTCACGGATGCGGACTCATGGTATATCATCACGGATGTTCCTAACGGCATGAAACACTTTGACCGTGTGCCGCTCCAGACTTCTATGGACGGCGATTTCGACACGGGCAACGTGAGGTACAAGGCTCGTGAGCGCTATGCGTTTGGCGTATCCGATCCGCTTGGAATGTTCGGTTGCGAGGGTGCAACCTAATCTTTCATTAGGGTGGGGGGCTTCGGCCCCTCACTTCTTTCTGGGAACAACTAGCCCTATCGACTGGCCCAGCAGACGCTATGAAGACGATGGGGTTTATCTCTCATAGGAGAAAATTATGGGTACAACAAGTTTTTCAGGACCGATTAAAGCAGGCACTATTGCCACAACTACCGGCACCACGGTGGGCACCGACATGAAGAATGTCGGGCAGGTAGTAATGGCTCAGTCTCTTGCTATTGATCTATCAAGTGGGGTTATTACAGCTTCCGCCACGGATGTAATTATTCCGGCAAATTCTCAGATCATCGACATTGTCTTTGATATTATTACTGCGGCGAGCGGCACAACCAATATCAGTGTAGGCGCGGTCGGCGGTTCTGCTACTGCATTTGTGAATGCTTACACTATTGGAACAACGGCTGGCAGGCAGTACCCGACCACAAAAGCTGGCGGTGCTTTAGCTTGGGAGGATGTTGGAACAAGTGATGTAAGATTGAACGTCACTAATTCGGCAGCCACGTCTTCGGGTGAAGTTAGGCTTACTGTTCTTTATCAACAGAATACGAATTATTCGTAACGCCCTAGAAGGAGGTTCTGATGACTGATTTAAGGTCATTTACTTATACCTACTCTGCGGTGGCCGAGAACCAAAGCAACCCTGCGGCGGATGTTGATGCCTGCGGGGATGCGGCAGCTTTGACCGATGACGAGTTTTATATGTTGTTGGACGGGGGCATGGCGACGGCTGGTGACGGAGATGGCATCTGTACTTCACAAAGTGTGGCGGGTCAGGTGGCTATCAATGGTGCGGATTCCGAGGAAAAGAACGGAGTGCGTCGGGTAAACTATGGTCGAAGTGCCCCACGACGGGTATCTTTTTCTTCCGGTAGTAACAACTCTGGCCTTACCTTTACCATTAAAGGCAAGGACGGGAGTGGTATTCCGGTGACAGAAACTCTGACCGGTCCCAATAATGCCAGTGTTTATACCACCAATCTGTTTTCTGTGGTGGATCTGATCTATAGTGATGGCACCAGCGCCTCCCTTACGGTGGGCGACAACTGTGGTTATGTAAATTTTGGCAGCCTATCCCGTCAGATAAATATCACGTCAGACGGTAACTCCAGTGCCATTACTTATACGGTAGCAGGGCTGGATGTTTACGGGTCTGTGCAGACAGAAGACATTACGGGTCCGAGTTCTGGCACTACTAACGGCACTAAGTTCTTTCGTTTTGTTTCTTCGGTCAAAGCTTCTGCATCAGATAGCAATAGCGTAAGTTCAGGTGTGGTGGCAGGCATTCGTGTTATGATTAACAATCAAGACACGCGCTTGAAGAACTGGTATATGGTTCAGGCCGCTAATGCTGCAAAGGCAGAGATCACGATGGAGGACGGAGCAACCTCCAGTGCGTCTGGCAATGCGGCAATAATCTTCAATCCGGGCCAAGGAGACGGGGTGGTCAACTATCCCAGTATTGGCGGATCGGGGGTGCGGTTTGCAACTAGCATGAGTTTTGACATGGCCGTTGATGCTGACTTGCTAACGTCAGCCACCTTTATGTTCGATGGCTGAGATGGATGTTGCGGCTGAGCTAATGGCGCATGAACGTGAGTGTGCTGTTCGGTGGGACGCAATGGAGCGGCGGTTAACCAGGCTTGAGGTAGTAATCTGGGGATCAAACGCTGCTATTATCTCGGCTCTCTTCGCCATTATTATGAAGGTGCTTTGATGTCCGCACGCAAGGACGCCAAGGTGGGAAAGGTGATGGGGGAGTTTAAGCGTGGCACTCTCAAGAGCAGTTCGGGAAAGAAAGTCACTAATCGCAAACAGGCTTTGGCTATAGCTAACAGTGAAGGGAATAAAGTAATGCGCAAGAAAATGAACAAGGGCGGTCCAGCAAAAAAGAAGGCTGGAAAGGGTCGGTTTAATGCTCGGCTAGATGACTCATTGGGGGCGCGTAATCGCAAGACCAAGGGGAATCTTAAAGCCCGTCGCAAAGAGAGCGAGGGCATGGAAAAGAAAATGGGCCGCAAGAAGTACGCTGCGGTCAAGACGATGGACAAAGGCTCTCGGAAGAGGAAGGCGTGATGCCTACCCTTAAACCCAGCACAGCGGCCAAGAACAAGGTCAAGACCGAAGACGCATACGGCAGTATGCCTGTTCAGGTTGATGGTACGGGCGGCGACATTGGCGAAGCCAAGCAGCGGCGTGTTGCAGCTTATGGTAACAACAAAGGCGGTAATGTAATCAGGCAAACTAAAGGCTTGTATACTTACGGCCCGATGGCATAGGGGGTGTTATGAAAAGATGTCCTGTTGACGGTATGGCCATGAAGGGTCACACCCGTGCGCCCAGCAAGAAACAAGGCGGTGGTTATTTGGGCGGTTTGTCCGAGACTGGCCGTGGTACTATGGCTGGTGAGTTGGCCCCCAAGGGCTCTATGTCTGTGCGTGAAGCTGGTGAAACCATGCACGAGCTGAGCAAGCGCAGAAGGGGATTTGCTGGCGGAGGAGCGGCAAGCTCTTATAACCGACGCTATAACAACCAGAATAAGTAGGTTGTCATGGCAAAGAAAAAAGACAGCAAGTGGATACAGAAGGCCATTAAAAAGCCTGGCGCTTTGCGCAAGAAGCTCGGTGCCAAAAAGGGCAAGCCCATTCCCAAAGGCAAGCTAAAGGCTGCTGCGAAGAAAGGCGGTAAGGAGGGGAAGCAGGCTCGGTTGGCTATGACGCTTGGCAAGATGCGCAAGAAGAAGAAAGCGTAGGGTCATGGCGACTTCAGGCACTACCGCGTTTAATCTTGACATTAACGAAATATGCGAAGAGGCCTATGAGCGTGCAGGGTTAGAGCTGCGCAATGGCTTTGACTTGCGTACTGCACGGCGCTCATTAAATCTGATGATGCTTGACTGGTCTAACCGAGGGATAAATCTGTGGCAGATCCAGCAAGGGACAACGAACCTTACTGAGGGCACCCAGTCTTATACGCTCGATTCATCGGTGGTGGATTTGCTGGAGCATGTTATCCGCACTAATGGAGGAGATGCTCAGACCCAAAGCGATCTTCAGATAACCCGTATCTCTAATTCCACCTACTCTACTATTCCCAACAAATTAAATAAGGGGCGACCAACCCAAATTTGGATTGATCGGCAGAGGGCTGCCCCGGTCGTATATGTGTGGCCAACGGCCAATTCCAGCTATGCGTATACCGGGGGAGAGAAGGGTCAGCTGGTATATTGGTATATTAAGCGCATTGAGGACACAGGCATTAAAGCATCCAATGATATGGACATTGCCCCGTTGTTTATTCCTGCGCTGGTAGCGGGGCTGGCCTATTACATCGCTATGAAGAAACCGTCATCCACTGATCGCATAGGGATGTTGAAACAGGTATACGAAGAAACATTTGAGCGGTGTGCGGATGAGAACAGAGTAAAGGCGACATTGAATTTAATTCCCTTTACGCAAGGGTTTTATGGGCAATGAGCAAATATGCTCGTGGGAAATACGCCTTTGGATATTGTGATTTAACAGGCTTTCGTTATCCGTTGCGCGAGCTAAAGCCTGAAGTAGTAGAGGGAAAGTTGACAGGTGCCCATGTGGGCTTTGACGTTTGGAGCCCAGACCAACCTCAGAACTGGCTGGGCACCGTCAGGATTAATGATCCGCAAGCCTTGTATCAACCGCGCCCTACGGGAGCGACGGCGGGTAGGGGATTTTTTGGGTGGGCCCCGGTAGGTGATGGCAATAGCGCCATTGTTTTGGGGACTGAAGGTTTAACAACAATGCAGATCAGCTCCGCTATTGGGACTGTCACAGTGACAACGAGCTAGATATGACTTATGCAGAGTTAGTACAGGCACTAAAAGATTATACGGACAATCAAGAGACTACGTTTGTCAGCCAGATCGATCAGTTTATCGGGAATGCGGAAGAGCGTATTCTATTTGATGTGCAGTTGCCTGTGTTCACCAAGAACCAACAAGGAACGCTGGCTGCTTCAAATAAGTATTTAGCTTTGCCTAATGATTTTTTGGCTCCGTTTTCTTTGTCTGTTACAGCGTCGGGTAATTATTATTTCCTGTTGAACAAGGATGTTAATTATTTACAAGAGGCGTATCCTGATGTGACGGAAACAGGCAGGCCGCAATTCTATGCTATCTTTGATGATACGAACTTGTTAGTTGCGCCTACACCAGACAGCGCATACACCGTGGAGTTTCATTATCTGTACGAGCCAGCTGGCTTGTCGTCAACCAACACAACTACTTGGCTAAGCACTAACGCCACCAACGCCCTGCTCTATGCAGCGTTAATTGAGGCGTATGTGTTTATGAAGGGGGAGGCCGAGCTAATGACGTATTACCAGACGCGCTATCAAGAGTGTCTGCCCAGAGTTAAGAATTTGGGCGAAGGCCGTGATCGTAAAGATATTTACAGATCTGGCCAGCTTAGGGTTCCCGTCACATGAGTTTAGAGGGATCAGTTGGTACGGGAGAGATTGGGCCTGTAATGGTTCATACTACCGAGAACAGGGGGCATTCTCCTGAAGAACTGGCGGAGATGTGTGTTGCTAAGATTATGCACGTTTCGCAGGACGCGCCACCGCATGTGAGAGAGCAGGCCCTCGCCTTTCGTGATAGGGTGAAAGCGGTGATTGCGGAATACCTAAAGAGGGCTATTGACAGTGACCGTACCACTCTGTGGAACATTTTGAAAAAGGAAGGTTTCCACGACGAAGCCGAGATTATAAGGAGATTATAAATGGCGATTAACCAAGCAATGTGTGGTTCCTACAAAGAAGAAATCACAGTTGGCATTCACTTTTGGATGGCGCATTCGCGCCTTAATTCAGTATCGATTGCTGCTGATACGTTCAAGATTGCAATGTTTACGTCCAGCCGCACCGATGCCAATGAGGATTTAACGGCTTACACCGTGACCAATGAGGTTTCTGGGAGTGGGTATAGTGCGGGGGGTGCCGCATTAGGAAGTGTTACTCTGGGCCTTTCGGATAACTCCAGCGCTGTTCCGACGGCGTTTCTTGACTTTGCCGATACGACGTGGAGTTCGTCCACTATTGCCAATGCTCGCTGTGCGATGATTTACAACAGCACTCTGAGCACGGCTGGAACTGCTGGAGTGGGACATGATGCGTATCCCACGGTATGTGTGCTGGATTTTGGTGGGGACAAGTCCTCGTCATCCGGTGATTTCACCATCCAGTATCCTGCTAACGATGCGAACAACGCCATTATACGACTGGCTTAAATCATGGCCGCTGTCACCATTATCTTTGGAACAGGCTGGGGAAGGGCTGGGTGGAACCAAGGGGCGTGGAATGAGGGCGGCATTAATTCTCTCTCTATGGCTGGGGCTATTGGGTCCGAGACTGTCGTTGAGGGAACCGGCGTTACGGTGGTTGAGACAGGTGTGCAGGCTTTATTTTCTTTTGGCACGTACACCGTAGGTGAAGGCACGGGCGTTACTATCGTCGAAAGCGGCGTGGCAGGAGCGCTGGCAATCGGCACTTATACGGCAAAGGCTGCTGTTGTGGATTCTCCCACAGGGGTAGGGGCTAGTTTTAGTATTGGCACCTATGATGTAACAGGAGGAATAACCTTTGGTGTAACAGGCGTGCAGGCCGCTGGGACGACAGGAAGTGAAACGGTGGTGGAGGGTACGGGTGTTACGGTTACCCCGACAGGAGTTCAGGGCGCAGGAGCTATAGGCACTGTTTCGGTAGCAAGTATTGCCGTTGGAGTGACGGGAGTGCAGGCAAGTTCGATTATTAATTATCCGGTGATTTGGCAACCTATTGTGCCTAGCCAGTCTCCTGGGTGGGTTGAAATAGGCAGCAGAGACGCAGCGTGAGGTAAAACATGGCAAGCTCATATACTACAAACTTCGGCATCGAAGAGATGGGAAGTGGTGACCAGTCAGGAAGTTGGGGAACCACTACCAATTACAACTGGGATATTCTGGATCGTATAGCTTCTTATAAGGCAGTTACGGTTTCTAGTACATCTCACACGCTGACCGTTAGGGAAGCGTCCCCAGATAGCGGTACATCTAATGTTCAAGATGGAATGTTCCGTGTCATTAAGTTTACTGACAGTGGAGATATTGGTGGTAACTGCACGGTTACAGTAGGGCCTAACACTAGCGCGGCTTGGTTTATTATGGAGAACGCCCTGTCTGCTAGCCGTGCTATTGATGTCTCACAAGGATCTGGCGCTAATGTTACGATACAGAATGGCAAGAATGTCATCGTGTATTGTGATGGCGCGGGTGGTGGGGCAGCGGTCGTAGATGCTCTAGCGGATCTTCAGGTTGGCTCGCTTGAGGTAACTGGAGCGGGGGCTATTGATGGCAACGCTACAGTAGGGGGCACGCTAGGTGTTACCGGTAATACCACGTTAAGCGGCACCTTGGATGTTACATCTACCACGACGTTGAGTTCAACGGTTGGTGCGACTGGTTTGATTACGGGCAGCGCAGGCGCTGCTCTCAACAAGGAAGACTCAGGGACCAACACAATTCTGTACCCGCTGGAGATGAAGCGCACATCGTCGGCAACACCAGCGGTAGGGATCGGTGTCGGTATGAACTTTATTACCGAGACGGCTGGTGGCAATGACGAGACTGGCAGTGTAATTGAATCACTCACCACGGATGTAGGTTCGGGTACAGAAGACTTTGATATGGTCTTTAAAAATATGAAGGCAGGGGCTGCGGCTGCTGAAGTCCTTCGTATGAAGTCTACGGGGAAAGTGGCATTTGCCAATAGTGCCTATGCAAGTGTGCAAGTAACTGGGTCTGCTACTAGCAATATCACGCTGGACTTCGATACTTATCAAAACTTCTTTTTAACTGCGTCAGGCAATGTGACGCTTGATAATCCTACAACAGAAAGCATTGGTCAGTCAGGGGTTATTGTTTTTGCCCAGGACGGCACTGGATCGCGCACCCTTTCTCTTGGAACTCAGTTCTATGCACCTGGGGGTGCCTTAACAATATCCACCGCAGCTTCGGCAATAGATATAATTCCCTACTTTGTATGGGCGGCGGACAAGATCGCGCTGGGTACTCCTCAGTTGGCCTTGGCAAATGTAACGTAGGATTTAGTTATGTCTGGACCTTTTGGATCAAATCAATTTTTTGGTGTAGCTGCGGATTCGACCTATGTTCCTAAAGGAGCTATGTGGTTTGATTCAGGTGACGGTACTGAGCTAAATGCAAGTTCCAGATCTAGCGATTCCTCCAATAAAAAACGTAATATTATTTCAGTATGGCGAAAAGGATCATATCCTCAAACTGCTTCTGGTTCACAACTAATAGGGGTAGCTTCTCCTGATTATGATCGAATAGAATTTGCAGGTGGAGGCGCACAATTACAATATACATGGGATGGTGGAGGTACTAACTATGTAGTAACATCTCCTGCATTATTACGTGACCCTACAGCATGGCAGCATCTTGTTATATCATTCGATTCTACA